GAGTAATTTATTCAATTAAATATCCTTTCAAATGCTTATATTTAGTGTGTTTAATTAAATTTCGTATAATACTATAATTATGCTTAAGGAGCTACTATGACAATAACTCTGAAAAATGTTGATAATGATTTTTTAAAAGTTTTAGAAAGTTTGATAAAAATTAAAAAAGATATAAAAATTATTAAAGAAAAAGATTTAGATTATAGTCAAAAAATTGAAAAAGTAATTAATGAATTTGAACTAGAACAAAAAACAAATAAGACAAAAAAATATAATAATTTTGATGAATTTGAATGTATTTTATAAAAAATATTCCATAAAATGATTTTTTATGCTATAATTGTATGACAAATAAATATAAAAGGTATAAAAATGCAAAAACAAGTATCCTTTAGACTTGATAATAATTTGTTTGATAAATTAAAAGAGTTATCTAATGAAACAAATAGAAGTCAATCATTTTATATACAAGAAGCTATTAAAAATCTTATAGACGATTACCAAGATTATAAAGACGCTATTAATTCTATAAATAATAATAAAGGAGAAAAAACTTACTCTTTAGATGAATTAGCTTTATTATATGGTCTTGATAAATGAAAATAGAGTTTAACAAACAAGCTGAAAAAGATTTTAATAAGTTAGATAATTCTATACAAAAACAAATTTATAAAAAACTTAGATATATTGAAAGCTTAGAAAATCCAAGAGATGACGGAAAAGCATTAAAAGGAAATTTATTTAATTTTTGGCGTTATAGAAGTGGTGATTATCGTATTATTGCACAAATACTAGACGATAAATTAATTATATTAATTATAAAAATCGCAAATAGAAAAGACGCTTATAAATAATAAAAATTCATTAATATAATAAGTATTAATATTTTTATTATTTATATTCTATATGTTTGAATTCTACTTCGTTTTTATTATCTCTTAAAAATAATCTTGTTGCTATGCTTAAATTTCCGTTAGAACTTACAAATATTTTTCTTATGTTTTTATTTTTTAGATATCTTTCATTTTTTCTTATATGTATATAACAATCTCCTATAAATTTTCTTATATTGTCTTGATTTACTTGTTTTCTCCAGTTTTTACATTGAATTAATAAAGCTTCTTTTCTTTTATAGCATATAAGGTCTATTCCTCCATCTTTTTTCCCTTTATTTAATCCATTATAAAATATTTTATATCCTTGTTTTTTATAATAAGCTCCTATTTGTAACTCGTATTTATCTCCTACAAACTTTCTGCCTATTTCTCTTTGTGCTTCTTTTTTCTCATCTACAAAAATAAATTTTAAAAAATCTTTTAAAAATCCCATTTTAATACCTTTTATTTTAAATTTATTTTTTTAGAATTTATTGCTTTAAATTTGATATTTTCTAATTTTTCAAGATATCTTTTTGTTTCTTCTATCTGTTCATCAAGGGTTAATCCTTGATTTATTAATCTTATTAATTCTGGTTTTTCCTTTTCCCAGTTGTTTAGAGTATTTCTGCTTATATTTAATATTTCTGCAAGTTCTTGTCTTGTCATTTTAATGCCTTTTTGATTTATTTTTATTTTCCCAGTTGTAAAGTGTTGATAGGTCTTTTACTATAAAGTTTGCTATTTCTTTTTACCCATTTTTATTATTAATCCTTATTTTCTATCTTTCTTTTTAAAACTTTTGCTTTTATTTCAGATATATAATATTCTTTTTCTAAAATACTTAAATCATTAAAATATTTTAGTAATTCATCTATTTCACTTAAATTTATATTTTTGTCTAAATTTTTGTTTTTATATTCCATAACAATTTTATATAATAATGGCTTGTCCATTTTCCAGTTATATAAAGTAGGTTCTGAAATATTTAATTTATTACAAAATTCTTTATTATTCATTTTTTAATACTTGACTTTTTTTTATTTTTTAGTAATTTTACTAAAACTATTTAAGTAAAGCAATTTTTTAATTAAATAGTTTAACTAAGTATTTTAGCTTTAATAAGCTTAAATATCAAACTTGAATTTATTACGCACACCGCAAGATTTATGTGCAGTCTTAGGGTTGAAGCTGTGTAATTCATCCGCCACGATGTAAAACTAGCAATGAGCCATTTAAATACCTTTGTGACTCATTTTTGTTAAATAAGGTATTACAAAAATTAATATAAAGGTATTAAAATGACAAAGACAGAATTTCAGACAACTTATGAAATTTTAGGTGGTAAGATTAAGGCTACTCCATCTGGTAAAAATACTTCTTTTTCTTGGGGTGCAAGTGTAACTATTTCTTGTGAAAATGTATCAGAGCGACAAGATGAAAAAACTAATTTCATTAATGATATTTCAACTGATTTAGATTTTAAGTTTAAATGTTCTAGCGATGAAGAAGCTGGAAAACTTGCTAATTATTTAAAATCTAAATTTCAATCTAAACAACCTGTTTATGTTCAAGGTAATTTTTATAAAACAGATAATGGTTCTTATGTAGTTTCTGTTAATGATGATTTTAAGGAAACTTTATTTCCTTCTGATAAAGAAAAATCTACCAAAAAATAACTTTTATAGAAAGAAAAAATAAAAGTTCTTAAAGTCTACTTTAAAAAGTAGGCTTTATAGAGTTTTTATACTCTATATCTTAAAAGGAGGTTGCTATGAAATTCAAAGAGTTTTTGAATACTGGCAAGGGAAAATTAGTTGCTGTTTCTGCTGGTGCTATGGTTTTAGCAAGTAATGCAATGGCTGAATTATCTATGGATACTTCTACTGGTGTTGTAACTGGTGAGCTTGATAAAGCTCCATTTTTCAGTATCGCAGCAGTTGTTGTTGTAGCTATCGGTGCTTTCTGGGCTATTAGAAAAGGCATTGGCTTACTTAGTAGATAGCTTCCATTTTGGGGGTTATTAGGGGGCGTTTAAGCCCCTTAATAAGAAGCGTAAAAAATATTTAGTAACAAATAAAAGGCAAGTTAGCGAGATTTAACATATTTAGCAACAAAAAAGACCAAAGAAAGCTAACACGGATATTTAGTTCAAGCTAATTTAACTTCAATCTATAAAAAAGATTGCAAACGCTCCTCTAAGTGATAAAAGAGCGTAAAAGGATTTAACAATGGATATAGACTTTGTTAGTATGGGTTTGTTTTTAAACTCTTTTCTGGGAATATTTATTTTAGCTTTATTTACTGTTAAGTCTATTTTTGCTGGATTGGATTTATTTAAACATGTCTAGTAATGAGTTTTTTAATATGTCTGAAATACATGAAATAACAAAAATTTATATGTTTGATTATAACTTTTTAATGGGTTTAACTGGTATTCTTTGCGGTTTTTTACTCTGTTTAATCGTATTTATTTTTATAGGTAATTTAAGATGATTGAAATACTAGGAATACCTGCATTTGATTATTTTTTTACAATATTTTTTTATTTTTTAGTTTCTTGTATTCCTATGCTCTTAGCTATTTCTTTACTTATTCGTAAGTGGTAAGTAAATTAAAAGGTATTATTTTGAAAGTAAGATTATTTTCTATTCTTTTCATCTTAACAATTTATAATAATTTTGTTTTTTCCTCTGATGATTCTCCCTCTTATATAGATTCTTCTAATTTTATTCCTAATCGTAAAGTTAATGTAACTAATAATATATTTGAATTTAGAAAAACAATATATGAAATTGTTTCTGATTTTAAAAAACTAGAATCTCCTTATTGTGATTATAAATCTAATACAGCTCGTTCAGGCTATTATATTCATTCTTCTGTTGATATTATTTATCAAATCGGCGATTCTATTTCTCATAAAATTTATAAAGAATCTATGAATTGTTTTTCTGTTTTATTTGCTAGATATAAGCAAAAATGTTCTTATGGTTTAAGTTATGACTTTACTTCTGGATCATGTTATGAAAGTTGTAAAAAAAATAATGATGTTTTAGGTAATTTTGAATTTATTAATCGTAATTCTGATGGTTCTGTTTCTGGTTCAGAATGTAATGATTGCTCTAAAGCCTCCAGTGAAGCAGAGTATTTAGATTGTGCTTGTAAGGCTAATGGCGGCATTGGATTTAATGGCTCTCATCCTGGTGTAACTGTTAATGGTTATTATTCTCCTGGTTGTGTTTCAAAAGATGGAACAGAATTTGATATATTCATTCCAAATTTTGATTTTCGTAATGACCCATCAAATACTGAATTCATAGATCCGCCTAATTCAAATCCTACAGATCCTACAAATACAGATAATAATGGCGGAACTACTAATCCTGAAGAAACTGTAAATACAGGAAATACTGGTGGAACTGGTGGAAATGATAATAGTGCTTCTACTGGCTCCACTGGTGGATCTGGTAGTGGTTCAATAGGTAGCGAAACAACAATAAACGATAATAACACTACTCATATTGGCGGTAATACTTCTCCAGTTACACCAAATACACCACAAGATAATAATACTTCAAATACTGGAACTACTACAAAACCTACTAATCAAGATTTAAATGGAACTTCCAATAATGGTAATTATCTTGATACTCTTAATAAAATTCTTACTGAATTAGATTCTTTAAATAAAAAAACTGAAGAACTTATTACTGGCGATAAAGATATGATTAAATCATATAATGAATTTTCAAAAGCTTTAAGTTCTGATCCAGATCATCCTTTTAATGATGGTGTAGGAGATGAATATAAAGAAATTGAAATTATGAAACGAGGTCAGAAATATTTTGAATTTTTAAATGAAGCTAATGAAAAACATCAAAAAGAATTAACAGAAAATATTAAAGATTATAAAGATGATATTACTAGTCAATTAGATAATTTTAAAAATGGTGCAGAGAATTTAAAAGAAACTGTTTTAAATCCTTTAAAAAATCCAGGTTCTTCTACTATTACTAAATCTTGCCCTAAACCTGTGAATGTTACTTCTAATAGTGGTTTTTCTGCTTATACTGAAATAGATGTTTGTAAAGAAATATCAAGAGTTGAGCCTATTATGTATACTTTCTTTTATTTACTTTTCTTTGGCTTTTTCTTATTCCTTTTATACAAAATTGTTTATAGGTTTGCTTTATAAAGGAGTTTAAATGGTCTATATATTACAAGTAACTATACAAGGTATTTTATGGTTTGTTAAGCAATTTTCTCCTTCATTGTTTGCTTTTTTTGGCTGGTTGAAAACTAAAATACTTACTTTTTTTGGTGTAGGAACTGCTGCATTTTCTGCAATGACCTTAGCTGAAAAAACTAAAAGTGTTTTAGGATGGGCTTTTTTCCTTTCTGTTTCTGCTTTATTTATTGGTAGTTTTGTAGCTTATTATGTAGCTGCTTTTAAGTTAATTTCATATCTATTTAGTTATTTAAATACTTTTCTTGCTATGATTAATAATCCAGTTTCTGTTGCTGGTGGTAATTCTGATGTTGATTATGTTATGCAAATTGTATCATCAACTGGTATTTTAGCCGCTTTAAAAGATGCTTGGGATTTCTTTTCGGTTATTTTTACTGCTATTTTTACAATGATTGTATCATCTTTTACTTTTAAATCAATTGTTAAAGTTGCTGATTTTATATTTACTCCTTTTGGGTTTAAATAATGGCTATAAATTATATTGTTGGCATTCCTGGAAGTGGTAAAACTTATTTTGCTGTTTATAAAATTTGGCAAAGTTTTATTTATGATAATAAAAATTCTAAAAAGAAAGATGATATTAAAAAATATGAGTTTTGTTATACAAATATAAATCAGTTTAAATATGATACTTGTGATAAAATAAAATCACTTGATTTTGATGAGCTTAAATTCAATCTTGAAATACTTTATAATTTATATAAAAGTGTTGATGGTAAAGATGATAAATTGCTTATTGAAAAAGCAAAAGAATTAAATTTAAATGATTGTATGTTTGCTATTGATGAGTGTCATAATTTTTTAAATGATAAGGAAAACGAAGTTTTAAAATGGTGGCTTACTTATCATAGACATATAGGACATGAAATTTATTTAATAACTCAGGATTTATCTTTAGTTGCAACTGGTTATAAATCAATAGCTGAGTTCTTTTTTAGAGCTGTTCCAGCTTCTCGCCGTTTATTTTCAAAGAAGTTTAAATATTTTCAATATACAAGCTATAAAATGTATGATAAAGATTTGATATCAAATACTGGAATTCATATACCTTTTAAAGATGAAGTATTTAATTTATATCACTCTGGATCTGCTTCAAATCAGAAAAGTTATGTTAAATTTTATTTATATCTGTTCTTATTTTTTATTTTCTTAAGTGCTTTTATTCTTTATATTTTTGTTGAATTTGTTCTTTCTGATGGTTCAAAACAAGAAATAAAAAACGATGTTAATATTACTACTCATTATCCAAGTATTACAAATAAAAAAAATAATTTTAATCAAAAGATTAATAGTAGTGAAAACATTTATTTTTATATTATTCGCTGTTATAAAGATGATTGTTTTTTAGATAATGATACTAATAAATTTACTTTAAAACAATTTTACTACATTATTCAAAACAATGAATTTGTCTATCAAGAAACTACACGCGAATATAAAAATCAATTTAAATTTATCTTAGGTTCTAAAAAACCTATTTTTGATAATTATATTTTTCACAAAGGTATTAAAAATGAAACAGATTTTTCTAACTCTAATTCTAATTTTAGCGGTTCTTTCAAACCTAGCTTATTCTAAAGATTTTAAAACTAATATTTATGAATATGCTAAGATGGTTTCTGATGAAAATAAAGTTAAAATTCTTGTAAATGCTGATATTAATTCTGATGATTTTACTTTTTATACTTATGAAAATGAGCCTATTCCCAAGATAGAAGTTTTTAAAAAGATTGTTGAGCTTCAAGGTTTAAAACTTTTAAAAGTTGATGATTTTTATTTTGTATATGATCCTTTTTCTTTTTCTAAACGCAAAAATAAAAAATCTAATAATAAAGATAATGATTTTATATCTATGGAGAGCTATTTTGGTTTTGATGATAATTCTACTGATAATAATGCAACTGATGAGTTTGAGACTAAAGAAAATTTATACTATGTAAAACTTAAAAATAATAGTTTTAATGAAATAAATGAGCTTTTAGCTATTAATTTTGATAAAAACGCTACTTATATAGCTAAAGATAATTCTGTTGCATTTACTTCTACAGCTAAACAATATAGTGAAATTTTAGAAGCAATAAATAGTTTTGATGAAAAAAAATTAAATCAAGTTACTTTTAAAATAATTATACTTGAAACTAATTTAGATGATTTAAAAGATAAAGGAACTAATTTAAATTCTCTTTTTAAAGGTGTTAATAGACAAGATTTTAATTTGTTTGTAAATCTTATTACTATGCCATTTACTCAAGAAACAAATATTTTACAAAGTAAAAAAGATGGTTTTTATGGCGTAGTATCTTTTTTGGATAAAAATAAAATTACTGAAATTAAGTCTAGTCCAATTTTAACTGCTAAAAATAATACGCAAGTTTACTTTAGTAATGTTACAAATATACCATATTTGGTTAATCAATCAAGTTATACAAGTTCTGGCACTTCTAATCAGAATTCATATGAGTATAGGGATGTTGGCTTAAAGATGTGGATTAAACCAGTAATTATAGGTAATAATGTAGATTTTGATTTAAAACTAATATTTGATAATGTTGTTGATGATACTAGTGATTTATTGCCCCGAACAAGTAAAAAAGAATTAAATAGTAATTATTCTCTTAAACGTGGCAATATGCTTGTGTTAGGCGGTATTAATCAAGTAAATAAGATTAAATATACTAGCGGTATTCATATTTTAAAAGATATTTGGCTATTAAAATATCTTTTTTCAATGAATACAGAAAAAATAACTAATTCTGTTTTAACAATCTCAATTGAGGTTAATTAAAATGAATAGTTTTAATGATTTTTTTGCACAAAAACACATTAACTGGCGAGTGAGCGAAGCGAACAAGCCTGTTAATGTGTTTTCTTGTCAATTTAATAAAAATCTCTTACCTTTAAGTTTATTTCCTTATGGTATAGATTATAAATCTTTAAAATTTGCAAATTTAAAACTTCATAATCAAAGAGAATATTTAAAAAATCATAACTTTTATAGCTCTAGTGGTGAAATTAAATCTCTTTATGATATTTCTATGTCCGCAAATCATTCAAATCGTTATTATTCTGAAGTTTGCAATAGAGTTAATACTTTGCAAGATTATAGCTTTAATATCTCTTTAAAGCCTATTTTTTAACAATTACTCTTAATGGTTGTTTTCGTAAAGCTTTAAATGGTGATTTCTCAACTTTTAAGCCAAAGGATAGAAAAATGTTACCTTATGAACTCAAATATAAGTTAGAAAATAATCAAAATTTTACTATATCAGATCTTGTATATTTTCTAAATCATTGCTGGAACTTATTTATTATGCGTATTCATAGACATTTTAAAGATATTGAAAAAACATATATAAGAGTTTTTGAACCTCATAAAAAAGATGGTGTTCCACATATTCATGCACTTTTGAATATTCCAGAATATTCTATAAAATATATATTTCAAACTTTTAAAGATATATTTTACGCACAACAAAATTTAAAAAATAATGCAATAAGTAAAGAACAACGATTAAATGGTGAAATAAATGGTTTTCAAACTACTTTAGATAATGCTACTGGATATGTTTTAAAATATATAAATAAAACTTTTATTAATTTCAATGAATAATGATACTTTAAATGAATTAAATGCTTGGTATGTTATCCATAAAGTTAGAAAATTTATAACCTCAAGAGCACCTATACCGCTTTGGATTTATAGAAAAATTAATTTTTTTAAAAAAAATTATTATAACTTTATATATGATTTTAAAATGAATGATAATAATACTTTTTACGAATGGTCTTTAGATAATCAATATTTTAAATTTGTAAATTATGATACACAAGAAAGTATAATTTATGAAGATGGCATTTTAAAGCATTGTATATCTGATAAAATACTACATTCTTATGAAAAACCTGTTTTAAAAGATTTTGAAAAACCTTTTAAGCATAAAGAAAAAATATCTATAAAAAGGAAAAATCCATATATTCGCTTTAAGTGGGAAGTTTTTAATGATGTTCCTTTTTCTAAAATGAATGATCATCGTCTTACTAATTACTATCTTTTTGCCGATAAAAATAACATGAATACCCAAAGACTTGGTTATTTAGAAAATGAAATGTTTAAGCGTGGATTATCTAAATTTACTAAACAAAACAAATTACATGATTTAAATGATATTGACGCTTTAAAATGTGATTTTGCAGAGCGTGGATTACAAGAATTGGAATTTTGATGATATTAAATGAACTTTTTGATAATTATTTGAAATATTATGAGATTATATTAAGACCAAGCACATTAAGAACCGATATAGCTACTTATAATAAGCATTTTAAAAACAATTTAGGAATAAAAAATGTATGTGATATAACATTTCTTGATATACAAATATTTTGCAATTCTTTAATCAAACAAGATTATAAGATTAAGACTGTTAAAAATATACTTGTAAAACTTAGGGTAATATTTAAATTTGCTATCAAATGTGAGCTTATAAATAAAAATCCTTGTGATTTTGTAGAACTTCCAAAGTTTGATAATAAGATATATTTTGATTATTCTTTAAATATGCAAAAAAGATACATAAAAGCTATAATTAATAATGATGGTTATAATGCTGATATATTTTTCTTTTTACTTCATGGTAGGCGAAAAAATGAAGTATTAAGTTTAAAATGGTCTGATATAAATTTAAAAACTAAAACTTATGAAATACCAGCACAAATAAATAAAGCAAAAAGAAATATGATTTATTCTATAAGCGATGAGCTATATAAAAGACTTTATAAACGATATTTACAAGCTAAAAAAGATAATTTACTTAATGATTATATTTTTATAAATCCACTTACTAAAACTAAATTTACTGATTTGCGTAGAAGTTGGAATACATTACTAAAAAAGAATAATTTACCAAAAATAAGACTACATGATATAAGACATTTAATCGGAACTTATAGCATTAATTATTTAAAATTACCTATAGAACAAGTTAGTTTTACTTTAGGTCATACGAATATTATTACAACACAAAAATATATTACTACAAATATTCATAAATCAAAAGATACAATAGAAAATTTATTAAAATCTGTTAAAAATAATTAAGTTATGTTTAATTTTATTGATATAAAAAAAATAAGATTATTTTAAGTTTTTATGAAATATTGATTTTATGGTATTTGGTTGCAGAGGATGGATTTGAACCACCGACCTTCGGGTTATGAG